GCGGCAGCGGGCATCGTTAACTTAAGATACAAAAGCTGTCCGGAAATGGCGGGTCAAGATCAAGCGATTTATCAAGGCACTTAAATCCAAAGTGCAAAAAAGCACTCTGGAACAAATTCAACCACTTAGAGTTGTTAATGGTGGTGATGAACCTGGAGTGTGGGGCGTTGAGCTACTGGCCATTCGCTACGCAGCCTGGATTAAGCCTGAGTTTGAGATTGAAGTATATGAGGTGTTCAGAACAGTGGTTCGCCTCGGCATCAGTGCCATGTCACGCCTGAATAAATTAGATCACATCATTAATACTGAGACTAAAGCGATAAGCCAGTGCGCCAGCCAGATGGCGAAGTGGGGTGTCGGCGGCAGAAAGAAAATCCTCCTTTCTGCGCGGGAGCGGGTGGTTGGTGAAGTACAGATGTACTTACCAGGCATCAATTAAACTCGCGAAATGGTCTTTGTTGCTGACAATCTCAGCATTCCAGGCATGATTGATTTACTTAGTAATTTCTTTTCAGAAAGACACCCACCTCCCGCTTCGGCGGGTTTTTACTTTTATGGAGACAACTATGTCTGCACTTTATGAAAAATCGCAGCTGACGAAGATCCTTATTTCCTCCCTGCCAGCCACCAAAGAAACGATGGATTCCGCAACCTTTCTCGATCTGAGTTGCACCATCAAAGAAATTCAGTTCACCGGTGGCCAGAAGCAGGATATCGACGTAACAACGCTTTGCTCTACCGAGCAGGAGAACATCAACGGCCTGCCTTCTCCGTCAGAAATCTCTCTATCCGGTAACTTCTACAAGAATCCGGCGCAGGACGCCTTGCGTGAAGCGTATGACAACGATACGACCTACGCTTTCCAGGTTATCTTCCCGTCCGGCAAGGGCTTTAAGTTCCTGGCTGAAATCCGCCAGCACACCTGGTCTTCCGGTACCAACGGCGTAGTGGCGGCAACGTTCTCCCTGCGCCTGAAAGGTAAGCCTGAAAACATCGAGTCTGGCTCCTGAGAGGTCTCATGAAGAATATTAAAAATCTCGCCCTGGCTAAGATGTCGGGATTTCGTCATAAGACGGTCGCCGTTCCTGAGTGGGAAGGCGTCAAAGTGGTTCTCCGTGAGCCGTCAGGTGAAGCCTGGCTGCGCTGGCAGGAAGTGGTGAAAGCGGGTGCTGATGATGAAAATGTGTCAGTATCGGAAAAGGCACACCGTAATCTTTGCGCTGACGTTGTGCTCTTCATTGACGTTCTGTGTGACACCGATAAGCAACCGGTATTCAGCGTAGATGAAGAAGAGCAGGTGCGTGAAATCTACGGCCCCGTCCATTCACGCCTGCTAAAACAGGCGCTTGACCTGATCAACAACGCGGACGAAGCGCGGGAAAAGTCTCAACCCCCGGCGTAAAGTTTCTGATGTCGCTTGCGCTCCGGATGGGGCGCACGCTCTCAGAGCTTCGGCAGAATATGACGGCAAGCGAGCTTCTGATGTGGATTGAGTACGACAGGCAAAGTCCGGTTGGCGATATTCGTGGTGACATTCAGGCCGCCCAGCTCGTCTCTGCCATCTACGGCTCGCAGGGGGCAAAAGTACCGCTGGACGATGCGATCCTGCGCTGGGGTGGTGATGAGCAATCAGAACCGAAGGACCCGTTTGCTGGGCTTGAGGCTGCACTTACTGCCGCGACGCAGTGACTTTTGACCCAGATAATATTAGGATTCTTAGACTGATAATGCTGGGGAACCAAAATGGAAATTTTACTAGTTTCAATTGTTATAGGCTTAATTCCAGCCTTAATTGCTCAAAGCAAAGGAAGATCTTTCTTTGCATGGTGGGTGTATGGTGCTCTGCTATTTATAATTGCTTTTGTACATTCTTTGGTAATAAAGAAGGATGTTGCGGCAGAAGAAAAAGACTTAATTGAAAACGATGGCATGAAGAAGTGCCCATTCTGTGCAGAGTTAATCAAAAGCGAAGCTATTAAATGTAAGCACTGTGGTAGTGATTTAGCAGTCGATTCCCCACCGGTTAAGACTGATGAAGAATACCTCGAAGAAGCCAGGCAAAAGGTCTGGAAACAATAAAAATAAAACCGCTTCGGCGGTTTTTTTACGTCTGGAGTTAGACTAAATGGCAACTTTACGTGAGTTAATAATCAAAATTTCCGCTAACTCGCAATCATTCCAGACGGAAATTTCCCGCGCTTCACGTATGGGGCAGGATTATTACCGCACCATGCAAAATGGTGGCCGTCAGGCTGCCGCTGCCGCCCGAGAGAGCGAAAGGGCGTTATCTGATCTGACCGCTGGGTTTGCATCGGCAGGAAGAGCCGCTGCTGCTGCTACGGCCGCTTTTGCGACTGGTAAGCTCGTGCAGATTGCTGATGAGTGGAATTCAGTAAACGCCCGCCTTAAGCAGGCATCATCTTCAGCTGATGATTTTGCTGCCTCTCAGCGCCAGTTAATGGAAATCAGCCAAAGAACTGGCACCGCGTTTTCAGACAACGCAAACCTTTTTTCACGCGCAGCTGCTTCAATGCGTGAGTTTGGGTATAGCTCTGACGAAGTTCTGAAAATTACCGAAGCTGTTTCTACCGGTCTTAAACTTTCGGGGGCTAATACTCAGGAAGCGAGTTCTGTTATCACTCAATTCAGCCAGGCTCTGGCGCAGGGCGTTCTTCGCGGTGAAGAATTCAACGCCGTTAACGAAGCAGGTGATCGTGTTATCCGCGCACTTGCCGCCGGAATGGGCGTGGCCCGCAAAGACCTGAAGAGCATGGCTGACCAGGGGCAACTTACGATTGATAAGGTTGTTCCTGCATTAATGAGCCAGTTGGGCTCATTACAGGGGGAGTTTGCCAGCATGCCGCAAACTGTTTCCGGCTCCCTGCAAAAAGTCACTAACTCATTCATGGCCTGGGTTGGTGGTGTCAACCAGGCTACTGGTGCTACCGATGCGTTGTCTGGTGGACTGGATAATGTCGCACAGACGCTTGATTCTTTTACCTCATCAGCAGTGAGCGGTGCGCTCAGTGAAGTTGCTGACAATATGTCCACAATAACAACAGTAGCTGGTGCGCTTGTTGGCGTTGGGTTGGCAAGATATCTCAGCGGAGTTGTAACCAGTGCCACGAGTGCAACTGGTGCACTAATATCAGCCGCTAAGTCAGAGGTTGCTCTTGCTGTCGCGCAGGACAAAGCGGCTCAGTCCGCTGTTGCGGCTTCCAGGGCTGAAGTTTATCGGGCTCAGCAAGCAGTACAGAGTTCAAGAAGTGCAGGTGTTCAGGCGGCTCAGCAAGAGAAAGTCGCGGCAGCTGAAGCAAAAGTCACTGCTGCCCATACCAGACTGACTACCGCTCTTGCCAGTGGTACAGCTACGGAAAAAGTGAGAGCCAGAACAGCACTTGAACGTGCGCAGGCAGGGCTGGTAGCAGCTAAAAATGCCGACGCTCAGGCTGTCGCTGAAAGACGGCTGGCTGCCGCTCAGGGTGCCTTAAACCGTAACCTCTCAAATCGTGTTTCGACTCAAAGTAATCTCAATAGCGTGACATCTGTCGGTACCCGGCTCATGAGTGGTGCCCTTGGTCTCATCGGCGGAATTCCTGGTTTGGTAATGTTGGGTGCTGGCGCATGGTATGCGGTGTATCAAAATCAGGAGCAGGCCCGTCGCTCTGCTCTGGAATACGCCAGCACAATAGATGAAGTCAGTAAAAAGTCGAGGGCAATGTCTCTACCTGAAGCTTCAGACAATGCCGAGAAAACGCGCGCAGCATTGAATGAGCAGAATAGGCTGATCGATGAACAAAAAAGCAAGATTGAAAGCCTGAAAGAACAGATAGCTGGTTATCAGTCAGTGATCAGCAACCCCGGCCCAACGACCAGCGGTGGTTTCATGATTAACCACCTGACATCTTTGGACACTGTAACTCGTGGGCTGGCTACGGCTACAGAGCAGTTATCTGTTGAGCAAGAAAGACTTGCTCAGATGCAGGAAAAATCTGCTTCTATTCAACAGGTTCTTGAAGGGCTTGAACATCGGCGGGTGACATTGATTCGGGAGGAGGCCGCCAATCAGAACCGGGCTTATCAATCTCTCCTATTGATGAATGGCCAGCATGACGAATTTAACCGGTTACTTGGTCTCGGTAATCAACTCCTAATGGCACGTCAGGGACTGGCTAACGTCCCGCTCAGACTCCCTCAGGCCGACCTCGACAAAAAGCAAACTGATGCTCTCGAAAAGAGTCGCCGGGATCTGGAATTGTCACGCCTGAAGGGTGAGGCCAAAGAGCGCCTGCGTCTGAGTTATGCAGCCGATGACCTGGGGTTAACCAGTGATCCGCAATTCCATACAGGCCGTCAGGAGTTGATTAATAACGGTCTTGCTGAATGGCGGAATAATGAGGCCAACAAACCTAAGGCGAAGGGTGGTAAAACCGAAGGCGAGAAAACCGAGGATGTGTATAAGCGCCTTATCAAGCAGCAAAAAGAGCAGATTGCCCTGCAAGGCCAGAATACTGAACTGGCGAAGGTTAAATACCAGGTCAGCCAGGGCGAGCTTGCTTCTCTGACAGAAGCCCAGAAAAAGACGGTATTGCAGAATGCTACGCTGATTGACCAGGTTAAATTACGTGAGCAACTGCGAAATTACGAAGCCAACCTTGCCGACAGTAACGCCAGCGCCCGCGCAGCCAATGAAGCGCAACTGCTGGGATACGGGCAGGGAACCAGGTTCCGTGAAAGACTTCAGGAGCAGTTCAATCTGCGTAAGGAGTTTGAGCAGAAGAATACCGATCTTCTCCGCCAGCGTCAGGCTGGTGAAATCGACGAGACGTTCTATCAGCAGGGGCTGACACTTAATAAGCGCTACCTCGAAGAGCGCCTGCGCGACCAGGAGGGATATTACGCAGCTTCTGATGCGCAGCGTGACGACTGGATGACGGGACTGTCTGAGGGTTATGCGAACTGGGTGGACGAAGCTACTGATTATTCTTCCATGGCCGCTGACGGCATGAAGCAGGCTATGGGTGGCGCGGTCACCACGATCACCGACATGCTCAATGGCAACGTTGACAGCTGGAAGGACTGGGGCGTGAGCGTACTGAAGATTATTCAGAACGTTCTGGTGAACATGGCTGTTGCTAATGGCGTCAGCTCAATTGGATCACTGTTCAGTTTTGGTGCCTCGTCAGCCGCAACCGCCAGCAGCGGTACCGCTATTCAGAATGCTGGCGCGAACTTCACATTTAATGCGAAGGGTAACGTTTACGACTCTCCGTCCCTGAGCGCTTACAGCAATGGCGTTTTCCAGACGCCTCAGCTGTTTGCTTTTGCCAAAGGCGCAGGGATTTTCGGCGAGGCAGGTCCTGAAGCAATCATGCCCCTCACGCGGGCACCTAATGGTGATCTTGCCGTTCGCGCAGTGGGGATGCCGCAGGTCTCTGGCGGTGTGCCTTCAGTTAACTTCGGCGATATCAATATTCAGGGCGGATCTCCACAGGCATCCAGTCAGGGTACTGCCGGAGCAGCAGGCAGGCAGCTTAAGGATGCCATCACTGGTGTCATTAACGAACAGGCCAGCATGCCGGGCTCGCCTCTGTGGCGATTAATCAAGGGAGTTTAACCATGGCAGTCGAAACCTTCAGCTGGTGCCCAAAGGTTGCCTCTCAGGTTGATACAAGTTTTCGTACCCGAAAGGCGCAGTTTGGTGATGGCTATACACAGGTGGCCGGGGACGGCATCAACCCGGTAACACCTCAGTGGAGCGTGAGCTTTACCGGCGACGAGGCTTACATTCAGGCCATTAAAAACTTTCTGAACAGACATGCAGGGTGGAAGTCATTTATCTGGAAGCCGCCGCTTGAGCCTTCAGGTTTATGGCGCGCGGAATCCTTCCAGATATCTACCCACGGCAACAAAAAATACACCCTCAGCAGCACATTCATACAGGCATACCATCCATGAGTATTTCATCTGATGTCCAGAAACTGGAACCGGGTAAGCGCGTCCGCCTGATCGAGGTGGACGGCTCAGCGTTCGGTGCGGGTATTCTTCGCTTTCACAACGAGACAATCCCGCATACCGAGGCGGAAATCATCGCCGCAGGCGGCGACGAGTCAAAACTTGAGCCGAAGTCGGTGTGGTGGCAGGGGCAGGAGTATGGCGCGTGGCCGTATGAACTGACCGGCATATCTGTAAGCAGTGACGGCCAGAGTTCACGGCCGTCTCTCACCGTGGCAAACATCAGCGGTACGATTGGCGCGCTGTGCCGAAGATTTCAGGGGATGGCTAAAGCTAAGGTGATCATCCATGACACTTTCGCACACTATCTAGACGCCAGAAACTTCCCTGATGGGAACCCGACCGCGAATCCCAACGAGGAGCGCAAACAGGTTTATTACATCGACCGTAAGTCAGGATCGGACGATGAAACCGTAGAGTTTGAGCTTTCCAGTCCAGCCGATCTGCGCGGGCAACTTATTCCGACCCGGCAAATTCAGCCAATGTGCACGTGGTGCATGCGGGGCTGGTACAAAACCGGGAACGGCTGCACCTACGCCGGGCAAAACGGCTGGTTCGATAAAGACGGCAATCGGGTGGACGATCCTTCACAGGATGTTTGCTCCGGATTGCTGTCAACGGGCTGTAAACCTCGCTTCGGAGAGAATGAACAGCTGGATTATGGCGGGTTCCCC